CTGCTTTGTCCAGCTCTTTGACAAAGCTGGTAATCAACCTGATAACAGCCTGCAGGCCGAACCATGCTGCGATAAAACCGGCAACCTTAGTCTTGAGCGAATCCAACACGCCAGCCATCCCGGTGAGTTTTCGCGTGGCTTTTTCGCTTCCGGCAGCCGCTTTTTGTCCAGCTTGATGGGTTTGGTCACCGACGTTTTTTGCGGCACCTGCAACACCATTAAGCTTCTGGCTTGCCTGGTCGGCGTACTGAGCATGCACATCAATATTTATATCTTTGTTGCCCATATTTTATGCGATCGTCAGAATCTTATTGACTCCTGCCAGCGTCAACTGAGTGTCAACATTGTTGGCTACATCGTAAGTTATCGTATGCCCGGTTGGGTTCGGCGGGTTAGCGGAGGAGTTGTCACTGGTGCGAGTGAAGTTGTTAAAGTCCATGCCTGCGACGGTCAACACTTTGTTGGCTGCACCCTGGCCCTGGGCGACGGTCAGCTGCAGCGAAGCGGCAGCCAAAGCCAGGAGCTGCTGAGCCTTGAGCTGAGCGGTTGCGATCGAACTATCAAGGAAGCTGAGCGAGCCGTTGCAGATCATATTATTCATCACGGCATCAACGCAGGTGTAGCCCACATCTCCATCGGCACAGAACTTAAACAGGCCCATCGTCAGCACGAACTCGAACGCAGTGACGTGATAGATGCTGAGCGGGGTTCCTCCCGGATCAAAGACAGTGGTCAGGAAGCGGTGACCTCCGCGAGCTGCAGCAATGTAAGTCGGGGCAGCCTGGTCATCCAGCAATGTCCACTGATCTGCGTGTCCTATGGTTTCATCTGCTGCACGGCATTCGAAGTCAAAGGTTATTGCGGCGTAACCATTCTCGTTAAGCCGGATCATCATACGGTGGATGACCGGGTTGACGATCGTGTTCTTGATGTAACCAGTGGCTTCGACGACACCGGACTTGCGTTCACTGAAAGTATAGTTGCCGAGCGTGCCGAGGAGGATCAAGATCGCCTGCACCCAGTCCTGGGTAACAACCGAGCCGCGAGTGTACTGGCACCACTTATCCTTAAGCGGTACCTGCAGGCCGTCAACAGAGGATTGCAGTTTGTTTTCGAATCCCTGCTCAATGCGAGCCTGCATGGTGCCACCGGCATCGACTCCATTGATAACCGATACCTGCGGGATTAAGACTCTTTCATTTACAGTTGTCATTAGATTGCTCCTACTAAAAAGTTTAGTTGCATGGCTTGTTGCTTTGGTTTATCAACAAGCTTAAATTCGCTGTCGTAATATATATCATCACAGGCAACCCCTGGATGTGTTTTGTCGAGGGCTGCGATAACAAGGTCACGTATCTTACTTATGCCGGGGTGGTTGGCATCGCCGGTTCGGGCGATACCACCTTCTCTGGATTTTGCACCGATCAGGATATTGAATCTTAATTCTTGCTTGAGGTCATAATCTCCCTGACGTGAACTGTTGGCATCCTGGTAAGCCACGAATGCGAACGGTGCGAAGCTGTCGAACTTTTCAAGTCCTCCCTGAGAAGCGAACAATTGATCGAGATACTGCTCGGACGTTTTAAACACATCTTCGCCATCATATTTAAGGGCGGCAAGGACGCCGACTATGTAAAGCTCGATCTGAGATGTTAATCCACCGTCACTCGGCATATTAATTCAACCTCGTATTTATTTTGGTTTCGATTGCAGCGGCGATATCGTCCAGCTTATCCATAACACCATCGGGCAACGCGCCCGAGCCCTGGATAGTTACGGATTTAACAAGCACAAACAACGGCCTGAATTTTGCACGTTTGGTCTTTCCCTTTTGGTAACCGAAGAGGAGCTTTCCGGATTTTGATTTTATAAAGAAACCACCCTCCACTTCTCGCGGCGAGTTATATCGAGCTACGCCGGAACCGGTTAGATTTTCGGCGATCGGGATCGCAAGGAACTTTCCTTTTTTGGGCCGAATGGTTTTTTTCTCGTCAGTTAATAACCAGGCATAATCATTGACGGCTGCATCCTCGTGAACGCCGATCGTCAGAACGCCGGACTGTTTTAACCAGGCATCGACAGCTCGTGCCAGATTGCCGGTGCGGCGTTTCAGTGTCTGGCCGCTGAGATAATTCTCGACGATATTTGCAGCGACGATCCTGCCGCCGTCCTCAAGGCCTTCATCGCAGGCGGTGATAACATCGGCACCCATTCTGCCGAGCTGTGTGAGGGTTCGCTGAAAGCCAGATCCCATTGATAACTGGATCATCATAACGACAGCCTCCGGTAAGTTTTTAATACCTCTTTTACCTGTGGCAGAAGATCTATCGCAGAAAACTTTTGTATTCCGGTACCACCAAACGAAACAGCCGACAAGCCGATGTCGTCTTTGCGTTTGTAAGTGAATGATGCCTGCATGATAGCAGCTTCCCTGATCTCATCGGGCAATTGATGTTCGCCGGTACCGGGCGTTTCGCCTGCTGCACAATAGCCACCGCGATATATGATCTGGATGGATTCAGGCAGGAGTGGCCACATGCCGACTCGCCGCATCAAGACTCCCTTCTCGCCTCCGCCAGCAATAACGTAATCTTCGGGGTTGGTTAATAACTCCGCGTCGTCAAATTCATAATCCCAGGCTTCCTTTATGCTTGTAATACTTATGATGGGATATCGTTTGACGCGAAGCATGTAGCTGTAGCCGGTGACTTGCTCGGTGACATCGGCTGCAGGAGCGATCAGTGTGCGGTGTGTGTAGCTGTCAAAGATGCCGCCGACGCCAGCGATGATGGTGTTGATGAGCTGGTCGGATTCAGCATCAGTGATGCCGAGCCTAACCTTGACGTCGTCGAGCGTACAGATTAAAGCGGATGCCGAGCCTGCGAGCAGGAAGGCACTCGCTGTTGTGTCTTCACCATCGGCACACAAACCACGCACGCGGACATAAGCTGCGGTCTCTGTAAAAGTTTCGGTTGCGGATTTGCCTGTTGCTATGGGTACAGCCGGGACATCTGCGTGCTGATCGAGAGACTCGGTAATCCCGGCGTCGGGGCTCGTGTCAATCTGGATGTCGGAGATATCGTTCCCGGAACCGCCGCCGACATTGTCGATGATCAAAAAGAAGTCGGAGAAGTTCTCGATATTAATCCAGTCGATCAGCGTGACAAGCTCATCGGTGACTGCGACCGCAGCATCTGTTTTTTTTACAAGCTGGCTCATATCCGTACCTTTTAAACAAAGCTTAAAAAGCTTTTAAAATTCAATTTATTTTGTTTTATAGCTGCCTGGCTTACCCGGTCGGACCTGTTTGTCCTTCGGCGTTCGCACCATCTTTTGGCTGTCCTTCTGGTCCGTCTTGGTCTGCTTATCCTTTGGCGTCGTCGGCATTTTTCTGATCCTCAACTTCTGGCTTAAGTTTATCGAGCTCATCCTGGGCAGCCTGAAGATCTGCTTTGGCGCGTTCAGCCAAGACTCCCTGCAGGATCACCAGGGCTTCGCAGTGTGCAACATGAGCGTTGTCCACCTGGGCACGCAAGGGTAAGATCTCAATGTCGACCTTAAACCGCTCAATCTTTTTGAGCAGGTTACCAAGCGTTTCCTTGTCGGCTTTTTTGGCCTCACCTTTACTGATCAATTTTTCGAGGCGTTCTGCTTCTTTAGTAGCGGCCTCGTTTTGTTTTTCAGTATCGACGGCGACTTTGGTATTTAGTTCAGCCATCTGTAATGCCTCTTGAAACATGCCGGTTGTTTTAACTAACGCAGCCAAAAGAGCTTCCAGGTTTCTTGCTGCATTGTCAACGTTGGCCTGGGCTGCAGCAATCTTTTCAAGGTTGGGGTCTTTTAAGTCGTCCCATGGAGCGCAGGTGGTTTTGTAGCAGCCCTTCGGCAACTTCTTGATGGTTTCATCCGGGACATAGCAGGTCCGCAGGCCTTTTTGAAAAACGCCAAGTGGGCCGGAATAGGTTTTTATAAATTCAATCCACATAATAACGATACCTCATTTACGAGTTTCAAAATATCCGCCCGCCACGGTGACGGGCGGATAAAAACATCTTCAGGTTTTCAACGGAGCTTTAAGCTTCGATGAGTTCTTCCAGTCCCATCTCGGCTGCCGAGTTCGGGATGTTTTCCGCAGGGAAGCCCAGGGCAACGATCGCCATGTTGGCACCGGCGGTTCCATCGCCAGAGTGCGGCGCGTTAACTCGCTTATAACGCTTACCTGTCTTGGACAGGTCGACGGAAATGCCGAAGAGCTTGTCGTCGTCGGTTGCTCCGATGACTGCGCTTAGTGCAGCACCAGTGACTGCGGTGTACGTGCCGTCAACAGTGTCGCATTCTTCGAGGAACGGAGCTGCATCTTCGGCGGTAGAGCCGACTGCAATGTCCAGCGTTCCGACGATAATCAAAACCAAGAGGGCACCGAGACCCTGGCAGTCAAAGTACGTGTTACCGGCGAAGTCGCCGTTGTCCTTGAGCTGCGGAGGTAACATAATGCCCGCCTTGATATGCTTCAAAAAACTTCTAATATCCATTTTGGTCTCCAATTAAAAATAAAAGTTAACAAATCTCTAAAAAGTTCTCTCCATTTTGTTCTTATCTGTTGGCCCGATGCAAAAGCACCGGGCCGGGGTTAACGGTTTTAATTAGCTTGCTGCCGTGATCAGGCCGCAGATCGGACCGGCGTTGGTTGTGTCACCGACACCGTGATTATTGATCGATATGCGGCGGCGGGCACGAACCGCAACAAGGTTCTTCTCGAAGTATCGCTCGGTGGACTGAGCGATCTCAAGAACTCCGCGACGACCAAGCTGGGAACCAAGCTTAAGGTTGGCCAGCAGTGTGCAGATCTGGCTGTTGGCTTCAGCTTTCGGCATGACCTGTGTGAACCTGACCGGGTAAGCTAAGAACTGCTTTTGCTTTTGCCCTGCTCCAAGAATGATCTCGGTGGCATTCGCACCGCCTGCTGCCAGAGCCAGCTTGACCATGACGGTGTAGTAGAAGTAGCGGTGTGCATACCACTTCAAAAATCCGTCATCGGCATACTCCGGAACGTTACCGGCCACGCTCTGGAAGTTGGCCAGCGTAAGCTCGCTGTAAGCGTTGCCTGCACCAACTACCAGCGACTTGATGCTGCCGATGGTCGCATCGACGGCTCTTAAAGCACCGGCGATACCGGTGAAGCCGAAGTACGTGCTTGTTCCATCGCCAAGGAATCCGATCTTATCGATGCCATAGGCATAAGAGCGGACCAGGATACCGGCAAGCAGCTCGCCGAGGGCGATAGCCGAATCCTCATCCAGCTCGGTCGAGTAAGCGGTCAGAGCGCACAGCGTTTTAAGCGTGTGGCTGACTAGCTTAATGTCCGGGTCCTGGGTGGTGATGGTGCCGCCTTCGCCTGGGCAGTACAGATCAAGAAGCGTATCTGTCTTTGGCTGCAGGCTGCCGCTGGAACCCATCGGGACCGCCAGGGCCTCACCTTCATAAACACCGTAGTTTTCAAACATCGCGATCAGCGATGGGATGAACTCGGTGGTTACCAGGGCCGAGCCTCCGGACTGCGAGCTGCCGGTCATGGTTTTAAGACCATTTTCGCCGAGGTAGATCGGGTCGATGCCCATGCCGCCGAGTGCCTTGGTGGCCATCTCGTGCATATGCTTGACGCCTTCCTTGTTGGCGGTGGCAGCGGCCATGACGTACAGACCGAACGCCTTGGCTTCGCGATGGTTGTTAAACATACCCTTGTAATTGCCGGAGTAGTCCTTCATCGCACTGAAGCTGTTGGACTGAAGGGCCTTGAGCTGCTTACGCAGGACATCCGAAGCGGCCTTCGTTTCATCAACTTCAGACACCAGTGTGTCGATGCGTTCCTCTGAAGCCTTGGCGGCTTCGGCGTCGGTCTTGACACGTTCATCGATCAACGCCAGGACTTCGGTTTTTGTGGCCGTGCCTTTTTTCAAATCTTCAAGGCTTTTTTCAATGGCTGCAACAGTTTTTTCAACTGTTGGCGTTTCAGGTTTATCCATTTGATTCTCCATGATCTTTTAACAATTTTAATATTTTGGTTAATATGTCTTGCTCGGCACTAAGCTTATCGCTGCCATCACCGGACGGCTTGGGCTTGATGCCAAGCGTCTCAAGCTTTGCCAGTCCTTCGGGATCAGCGATCAGCAGATCTTTTATTTCATCGATCTGAGCGGTCAGGTTATCTGTCAGCTCAGTTAATTGATCATCGAATGATTTTTTTAGCGTTAACTCTAAGTTTTTAAAACGATCATCTTTAGTATCAGAATTGTTGGCGGTAAATTCTAAACCTGATTTGGTTAGTGCATCACGACAGGCACCCACGGCAACACAGGATATCTCGAATAGTTCAATCTTCGTGATAACAAAGACCTTTTCATTCTTGACGGTATCCCAATGGCCATCAAGAACCAAGAATCCAAGCGAGACAGCTCGCATGTGTTTTTTGCTGTACGACTTCCAGTATTTGCCGCCGAGGTCGTTTTCAAAATCAAAAAAGAGTCGCATCTCAGAGCGAGACTTGAATGCCTTAAAAGTGTCGGTATTCCACGACCCCACCGCTGGCGGGTCACCATTAGCAAGTTGGTGTTTATGGCAAGCAAGTGCCACTGGGTTTCTGGAGAAACTAGATATCGCGTTAGCAACGGCATCAACAGTTACAATCTCTTTGTCGCGGTCAACACCATCCGATGAAATTATAAAATTAATGCTGTGATCCTCTTCATTGATAGAGTCGGCCTTTTCACAGATAAATGCGTCTGTGTATTTTATACGTACATCCATTTTTAAACCTCGCTTAAAACTTTTGTAAATTCGGTGTAATTAACGAACTTGATATTGTCGTAGTAAGTCAGATCGAAGGCCTTGCCTTTGGCAGCTCTTGCGATCTCCATGCACCTGCAGTTCGCGATCTCTTCGATCGAGCCGTTCGGATCTCCGGGGTACTGCAACGATGCGGACCCTACGATAAACGGCTGGTCAACCGGAATACCCTTGCTGTATTGTGCAGCAGCGGCTTTATGAGATGGGCGGACGTTTTCGTCCTTGGAATCGAGCCAACCCTTCAGTTCGGTACCGGCATGCTTGATGCCTTCGTGGCGACCAGTAGAAACTGCACCGGCAGTGTTGGTTCTGGCGATCATGGTAGCGCGTCCGCGAGAGTTATCAAGGACACCTTGTATTCTTTTTGTAAGGTCATTCAGCCCTTCGCCTTTTTCAAGGCCCTGGCGAAGTGTCTTGGCAACCTTCTTCTGTGATGTGGTGTTGACTTTCGTCAGCTTGTGCGATGACACAGTCAGGGCTCGCCTGACGGCGGGCTGTTGCGTAAGCCGGGCAGCGGTCTCACGGAGTTCATCGCCGGAGAGGCCTTCAATCTCGCTGATTGTTTGTGCGGCACCAAGCGCGGATCCTTTTGTGAAAAAAGTTTTATGAATAACCTTGATCGTATTGTTTTCTTTGCGAAGGTCAAAGGTTACCTTCGCCACTATTTGATCGACATCCTTAGTCGTGATCGACTTGCCTTCGTTAGATGACCAGGCATCTTTGAGTTTCTTTGTCAGCTCGCGACGCTGCCGAATAAAGAATCCGCGAATTGCTGTTTTGTATTCGCGTTCCAGCGGATGCCACGAGGCGATCCATTTTCGCCAGATACGTTTTTCCTGATCGGTCTTGGCTTTTTCAATCATGACACACTGGTCATGCGTAAAAGTTTTATCCTCTTCCTGCTCTTCTTCGCCGGTTTCACCTTCAGGCAGAGATTCGCCGGTAACTGCTTCAAGGCCGCCTTCGAGAATAAAATCAGCGGGAACCAGGCCCATTGGCACCCAGTTGTACTTGCCAGCTTTGGTATGCTCGAACGGCAGGTCGTAAGCATCGATTATCTGATTGAGCGGGACGCCGGAGTCGGTGTACTTGAGAACCTTATCGGCACGATCGCGAAGCATCGACTGGACGGTCGGGTGATCTTCCAAAGCGAACCAGGCAAATATACCATCCTGTGACTGCAAAGCTTTTCGTTTGGCAGACAGGAAAGATGGTCTGGCCTTCAGCTTCGTAAGTCGACTGCAAAAAGTTTTAGACTGATCGGGCCGGACCTCTTTGTGAAGATGCTTGCGGTGTTGAATCGGCGAAAAATACCGTGAGTGATATGCCCGGCGACAAACGACAGTGTCGACGAGATTGTGTTTATGATAAATCGCTGCTGGCCAGGGCCGTGAGCGTACTGAGCTTCGGAGTTTAGATTAACTATTTCAGTTGGAACACCGAATATTGAACAGATCGTGCCCGCATCAAAGCGACGCAGGTCAAGCATTTGAAGATCCGCCATCGACTGAGCGAGGTTTTTAACGTCCGCTCCACCAGTCATAAGGCAGGTTCTTCCTGCGTTGCGAACGCCTTTGTGTCTGGCTTCAAACTGAGATATAAAAAATAATTTTTCCTCTTCCGATAAAGTGACTCCGGCTGGAGTGGTGATCAGGTTACCGATCTTACCGCCGTTGGCC